CAGGTTAGCGCAATACAATATGCAATGGATCTTTGGGCTAAAGATGAAGACGCATTTGCAGCCGAATACCAAAACAGCCCTAAAAAGCAGGAGCTAGAAAACGCCTTTAGTCTGGTATCGGCAGACATTGCCAAAAAGATAAGCGGCATACCCCGCGGCTATGTGCCAGACTGGGCGGATAAATTAACTGGGTTTATCGACGTTCAGCAAGACGCGCTATTCTATTTGGTCGCAGCGTGGGATGCGCAGTTGCGCGGGCATATTGTCGACTATGGCGCGTGGCCAGACCAGGGCCGGGCCTACTTCACCAAACTCGATGTACGCAAAAGCTTGGTTCAATATTACCAGCTCGCAACGGTGCAGCATGGTTTGCAAGCCGGATTAACCGAGCTACTCGAAAAATTGCTAAGCAAGCCGTTTTTGTTTCAGAGTCGCGGCGAGAAGTTAATTGACCAGTTGTTTGTTGATGCTAACTGGCAACCATCTACCGATATTGTTTATCAACTAGCGCGTACCATCGGCGCCGGCCGAGTCATGCCGTGGCATGGTCGATTTGTGGGGGCGACTACGGCGCCGATGGAAAGCTGGAAACGCGAGCCAGGCGACAAAGCTGGGCCAGGCTGGAAAACGCAACTCGGCCGACGCAACCAGCGACAAATGCTATGTGACGTTAACCAGTGGAAAACCGTAGTTGGCCAGCGACTCAAGACGACTGACGCGGCTACTGGTATTACGCTGTTTGGTGATCGGCCAGACGTGCACACCATGCTGTCGGATCATTTAACCAGCGAGTACGCGCTAGACAGCAGTAGCGAATCGACAGGGCGCCGGGTGTATGAATGGAAATTGAGACCAAACCGCGATAATGAATGGTTTGATGGTCTGGTTGGTGCAGCGGTAGCCGCCAGTTATCTTGGGGCAGCGCTACCAGGTCAGCAGATAAAGCCAGAGCGCAAGAAAGTGAGCTGGCGCGAACAGCAACAAGCTAAGCGGGGTGGCGCGTGAGTGCCGGGCTGACGTGCCCGACATGCGGGTGCGCCGACTTGCGCGCCTGGATGACGCGCAACAGCGGCAATACTCGCAAACGCGTAAAGATTTGCCGCCATTGTGGCCAGCGAGTACAAACCATTGAAACTATAGTTGGCAAACTTTCCAATACTGGACGCAAAACGCCAGATTCTAAAAACAAGGATTGCAACCGCTAGTATCAGTTGGGTTAATGCTGCCATAGGAGCAGCGTCTTGTCTAACCCAAGCGACCTTGAAGCCAAAATAGAAACCGCAGCGGAAAACCCGCAAAGCGCCAGCGTGGACGGTGTGACCGTGACCCAGCGCTCTTTGTCTGAGCTGATCGAAGCCGACAAATATCTGGAAGCCAAGAAAGCTGCCCGCCGAAAAAACAGAGGCTTGCGATATACCAAAATCGTTCCTCCAGGGGCTCAATAAATGGCGAGTTTTTGGCGCAAGCTTTTTTCTACCCCCAAAAATAAGACGCAAATAGTGCGGGTCAAAGCCAAATACGACGCCGCGCAAACTAACTACGATAACGCTAGGCACTGGGCCGCCGCTGATGACTTGAGCGCTAAGAGTGCCAACAATGCCCACGTTAGGAAGCAACTACGCAAACGCTCGCGTTATGAAATCGCTAATAACAGTTACGCCCGCGGCATTGTCTCGACATTAGCCAACTACACCATCGGATCAGGGCCGACGCCAGGTATAACATATCTCGGGAATATGCTTGACCCGCAAGACGTTAGCCAACTTGCTGCCGTGGTGATGCGGCTATTCCATGAATGGTGGACGGAAGCCGAAATTCAAACCAAGCTAATGACCGCAGCGATTGCGGTACCGCAGGATGGTGAGGCATTCTTTACCAAATACACTAGCCTAAACCCATTCTGGCGCTCGCCGGTACGGTTAAACGTGCGGCTACTTGAAGCGGATCATTTTGAAACCGATTCCATTATTGCCCAGCTAGGCATTGATGAGAGCGCAGTTGAAACGGATGCCAACGGCGACATTATGGCCTACTACTTTTTGCCCAACCATCCTGGCGATTTGTGGGCCCCGCTGCAAAGCGCGCAACGCATTAGCGCCCGCGACGTCTACCACCTCTACCGCGCCGACCGACCTGGTCAGTTGCGGGGCATTCCATGGCTAACGCCAAGCCTGGGGATATTTGCCCAGTTACGCCGGTTTGTACTCGCCACGCTAACAGCCGCCGAAACAGCCGCCGATCATGCCGCAGTGCTTGAGCAAATGGCAGCCGCCGAGGATGAAGACCAGGCCGAGCCCTGGGAGCGTATGGAAATTGAGCGCGGTGCAATGGTCACGTTGCCCGCCGGTGCCAAGCTGAGCCAGTTTAAAGCTGAACACCCCAACGCGACGTTTGAGAGCTTCATCACCTCGATGGTGCGCGAAGCTGCGCGCTGCGTTGACATGCCCGCAGTGCTAGCCATAGATGCCAGTAAATACAACTACGCCTCTGGCCGCCTCGACTTGCAAGCGTTTTGGCGCACCCGCCAAGCTGAGCGCGTATTGATTTACGAGCGTCAGTTTTTAGACCCGCTGTTCCGCGACTGGTTGGACGAAGCGTTATTGATACCCGGCTATTTGCCAGAGCTATTTGCCGAAACAGCTTACGACTGGGCGCCGCTATGGCGCTGGAGCGAAGCCGAGCATGTGGACAGGGCCAAGGAAGCTGCCGGTCAAGCTGCCGAACTCGCCAACCACACCACAACGCTAGCGCGGGAATACGCTCGCCGCGGTTTGGATTGGGAAGACGAATTACGCCAGCGGGCCCGCGAAATGGAAGTAATGCGCGAGCTGGGGCTAACCCAAGCGCAGGCCGCGCCACAGCCAGCTCAGCCGCCAATGCAGGAAACTAAAGACAGCCCAGATGATGAGCTGGAGGATGAAATGGAGCAAAACAATGGCCAATAAACTTGAGCTATCGGGCATAGCTACCATCCAAATGCAAACCGACAGCGAGGGAGCGCCAGCGCGTCCAGCGGTCAGCATTAACGCCTACAACGGCGGGCCGGTGCGCGTAGGTGGCTATCGGCATCCGGTAGTTGTTGACCTTGAAACACTGCAAACGCCGCAGACGATTCCGCTGTTTAGGTCGCATGACGCCGAGCGTATTGTGGGGCATGGCACCCCAACCATTACCGCGCCCAACCGGCTAGACATTACCGGAACGATTAGCGCCAGCACAGCCGACGCCGAGCAGATTATTGATCTAGCTAAGGGTGGTTTTCCCTGGCAAGCCAGCGTCGGCGTTGACGTTACAGCCAAGCCGCAGTTTTTAGCAGAGGGTGAGGCGGCAACCGTCAACGGTCAAAAAGTTTTGGGCCCCGCATATGTGGTGCGAGGCGGTGAGTTGTACGAAGTAAGTTTTGTAACACTGGGGGCCGACCGCAGCACTTCCGCGGCAGTGGCCGCAACTAAGGAGACTGAGCAAGTGAGCGAGAGTAACGAGCAACCGATTGAGGCAGGCGCAGATGTCCAGGCAGTTTTTGAGCGCGCCAAGTTGGAACAGGGCCGCCAAAAAGCTATTGCAGCTATTGCGCAGCAAGCTATGGACAGCGGGTATGATGTAAACTTGGTGGAATCAGCGACCCGCCGCGCGATTGAAGCTAACCAGTCGCCGACCGAATTTGAATTAGCGCTCATGCGAGCGACCCGCGGTAGCACTGTGGTGCGCCAGTCTGGCAAGCCCAAGCTAAGTAAGGAAGTCATTGAAGCAGCGTTATGCCTGGGCATGGGCTCCAGCTTTGATACCGAACGGTATTTTAAGCCACAGGTTTTGGAAGCTGCCAGCGAGCAATGGAGCCGGGGCTTAACCATTACCGAGTTTTTGCGAATCTGCGCCCGCCAAAACGGCTGGACAGGTGAAAGCAATAAGGACGTCCGCGGGCTACTCCGCGCGGCATTCTCGCCCGTACAGGCTGCCAGCGGTGTTTCGACTTATGACGTAAGCGGCATCTTGTCGAACGTCGCCAACAAAATGATTATTGACGCGTTTAACGCAGTTGATAGCACTTGGCGCAACATTGCGTTAATTACGCCGGTCAGCGACTTTAAACAGCAGGAAACCTACAGCCTAACCGGCGACCTAGACTACGAAAAGTTAGGCCGTGGCGAGCGCATTAAGCATGGTAACCTGGGCGAGAAGCAATACCTAAACCAGGCTGACACCTACGCTAAATTTTTAGGTATCGACCGACGCGACATTATTAACGACGACATGGGCGCGTTTAATCGGGTTCGTAACAAAATGGGCCGCGGTGCAGCAACCAAGCTTAATAAGGTTTTCTGGGCCGAGTTTATGGATAACGCTAGTTTCTTCGCTAGCGGCAACAACAACTACATTAGCGGCGCAACGACCAACCTGGCCAGCGAAGGCTTGCGGGCTGGCGTTGAGAAGTTTATGAAGCAAACCGACCCAGACGGTGAGCCTTTGGGCATCATGCCGCGCTTTTTGCTGGTACCGCCCGAATTGGACTCCGTAGCGCGCGAGCTCTACCAATCCACCAACAACAATAGCGGCGGAGCAGCAACCACCGAGCGCATTCCAAATGCCAACGTATTTGCTAACCGCTTCATCCCACTATCCACGCCATACTTGAGCAACAGCCTATACACCGGCTACTCAACTACTGCTTGGTATTTGATTGCAGACCCAGCTGATATGGCAGTCATCGAAGTTGTATTCCTCAACGGCATTGAAACCCCGACCGTCGAAATGGCCGATGCCGACTTTGATTTGTTGGGAATCTCAATGCGAGGGTACCACGACTTCGGTGTAAGCTTGATGGAGCCACGCGGCGGCGTTAAGAGCAAGGGCGCAGCGTAATGAGTGACATGCTGGCAGACGGTGCGGAGTGGCTGCGAACACAGCGCAAAACCTACTTGAGTGAAACAATAGTTTACGCTCAGGATGGTGACTCTTGTACCTTGTCAGCAACTAAGGCCGAAACCAGGTTCGAATCAGACACCGGCGACGGTGTATTGGTAACCGGGCGACAGGTCGATTGGTTAATTGATGCAGCGGATTTGGTGGCCGGGCTAGGTGCAGGGACGACGCCGATGCCCGGCGACCGACTCCAAAGCGGATCAGGCGCGAGCGCGAAGCAGTTTACCGTCGTTCAGGTTGGCGGCGAGGATGCTTGGCGCTGGCATGATCGCGCGATGAAGACGTACAGAGTGCACACCATTGAAACGGGCACAGGCGCATTGTGAGCAGCAATTGGTACCAGCTTAGAAACGCAGTACGGGCGCGAGTCAACGCGCTGACCGCGTACAAAACTGAGCTGGCTAATGTGCCGAGCATTGAACGCGCTGATTTAACTGAGCCAACATTTTTGGTGTTGCCAGCAGATGCGGCGATAACGTACCGCAACCGCGGCGACACCCCAAAGACTATGGCGGTCTTTATTGGGTTTTTTGCGCCGCTGAGCACAGACAAAACAAAATGGGATGATGAAGCCGAGCAATGGCTAGAAGTGCTTGAGCTAGTGCAGACGGATTTGATGCAGACAAGTATTGAGGATTGGCGAACGCTTGAGGTCGAATGGGTCGCGCCGATTAGTGAAGATCGCTGGCGCAACTACTCGCAATTCTCAAGCATACTACGGGCAAATTTTCAGGAGCTTTAAAGGTGAGCATTGAAGAACTAGAAACCAGTCTGTTAGCTCAATTGCCCGTCGCCGGACTGACAACCAAGATGCCGTTCATGGAGCGCATCCTAGAGCGCCTCAGCCAGTTATTGGATTTTGTCGGTGAGCTGCCCAAGCAGGAAATCCTAGACATGCTGGCCGACCTATACGACGACTACATTGCCCCGCTAGACATTCCTGGGGTGCCAAACATTATCCTCGAAGCCAAGCTTGATGAAATGCTGAAAAAGGTATTCTTGGCGATCGCGGAAAGGATTATTGACCGTGTTAACAGCTAACCGCGTCCAAGATATGACCGACTGGGTTTTGTTGAGCGCACTCGCTGCGATCATTGCGCTGGTAGGTTGCGACATGGGCCGCAAGCCTGCGGAATCGCCAGCCGCAAAGTTTATTGACCAGTACGCGCAAAGCTTAGCGGCAGATTTTGAGAACGCAGCCAGGGCCGTTAAAGAGGGCCAGATAAAGACGGATGCCGAGCTGCTTGCCTACCTAAAGGCGGCAACAGAAGCTAGCCGCAAGGACGCTGCCCAGCACCTCGACAAGTTTCTGGAATCGCAGCTCAGCAATGGTGAATTAAGTGAGCTAGACGCCGCTGTACTGCGAAACGTCGCCTTGCAGTTTAAGGGGGCCAGTTATGGACGATAACTTTGGCTACCGCCTAGACCTTGAAAACCGCGATGAGCTACTAGAAAACTCACCAGCTTTTGCGCTGAAGTCGAGTACGTTTGCAGAGCCGGAACGGGTCGACCCAAGACCGATTTTGGTAACTGAAGACCAGGGAAGCATGGGAAGCTGCCAAGGCCACGCGCTAAGCACTTGCATGGAGTGGTGCCATTACGTCGCTACCGGCGGGCACTACCTACAGCTCAGCCGCCTTTTTGCCTACCTGGGAACGCAAAAGCTAGATGGTATTGTGGGCGACAATGGCAGCACTATAAGCGGCGGCGCCAAGCTTGCCAAAAACTATGGGTGTTGCACTGAGCAGCTACTACCCTACCCCAGCCCAGTGCAATACCCGCCCGGTGGTTATCGCTCGCTGCCTGACGCAACGTGGGATCAGGCGCAAAAGTTCAAGCTAGCGACTGCGCAGGTCATTGAGGAAGAAAGCCGAGTTAAAACCTGGTTGGCAGCCGGTGCGGGCCTGGTTGAAATTGGGATCGCCTGGGGCGCGGCAATGACGCCCAACAGTAAAGGCATTATCAGTAGCTTCAGGCCAGGCGGCGGCGGTCATGCTGTAGTTATCGGTGGTTATCTGCCAGAGGCCGCAGTTGGCGTCAGTAACCCCGATGGTTTTTATTATTTGCTTCACAACAGTTGGTCGAAGCGCTGGGGCATGTCCGGCTGGGCCTATGTGACGCCAAGTGCCGTTCGGCAGATGCTTGAAAGCCGATTTACCGTTTTTGTGGGGCTCAGCGACATGCTAGACGTAAAGCCCCGAACTATTGATTTTGAGAAAGAGAGCGTGATCGGATGATTGCTCAATTGATATTAGTGGCCGCATTAGCCCAAGACTGCCCAAGCGGGAATTGCCCAGTTATTGAAAAGCAGCCGCCGCAGGTGCAAGTGGTGCAGCAGGCCCAGCCGGTACGAACAGTTGCCAAACGCTCTTGGCGGTTGTTCCGCAAACTTAAAGGGCGCGTTTTATGCTGCCGGGGTTAATCATGAG